ACCATGCTGATCGGGACGCCGAAACAGCCGGCGATCGTTTTCGCCGTCATGCCGAGCTGGGCCGTCAGTTCCGCATCGACGGCGGTACTGCCGACCGCTTCGTACTGGAGGTGACTGCCGAGAAACGCCGTCGCGCCCGGCCCCAGCGCCTTCCACTTCGTCGAGAGCCGCTCGAGCGTCGCCTGGTCGAGTTCCTGCGCCCCGGCCGGCGGCATCATCACCCCGGACGGTTGCCCGCCGGCGGAGAAGAACGCCGTGGACGCGCTCTGGATGGCGTTGCCCTGCGACGCCGCGCCACCGCAGGCGTAGAGCGGACTGAGGCCCACGAGCGGATGGAACGCGCAGTTCCAGCGGTCGTGGATGATCTCCCGCGCCGGCACCACGAGCGGCCCGCCCGTCGAGAGGATCCCGGCCAGTTCGTTCACCTGGAGCTCGTAGTAGACGGCGCCCTCCGGCGACACCAGCGGCTTCACGCGGCAGGGATCGAGCACGTACAGCGCCGTCACGACGCCGCGCGCATCGCGATCTTTCAGAACGTAGGTATTGCCCCAGAGCAGCTTCGAGAACATCCACGACTCGAGGAACTGCGCCGGCGTCTGGTAGCGATTCGGCGACCGCAGCACCGGCGAGAACGCCGGACTCGTCGTCTCGTGCCAGATGCCGTTCCCGTCCACGGCCATCAGCCGCAGCGGCAACTTGCCCACGTCCGAGGCAATCAGCGACACGCAGCGAAAGACGACCGGATTGCTCAAGGCCGTCTCGAGCCGGAGTTCCTGGTTGTTCTGCCAAGCGCCCGTATACGGTTCGCGGACGATCGGCATCCACGCGCCGGTCCCCGCCTGGGGCGACGCCGCCCCCGGCGAGAACACCGCGCGTAACTGCGATCGAAGCGTCGCGAACAGCGCCACGGCTTAGGCGTCGCCCTTCGACCGCCCCGTCCCGACCGTGACCGTCGTCCCGGACGGCGCCGGCCAGGCGGTCGCGGTGAGGTACTTCACCGCGTTCGCGTCCGCTTTCGCCCAGTTGATGAACCGCTCCGCGCGGAGCCCGACGAGGTTGTTTTGCCAGAGCGACACGTAGACCGTGGTCGCATCGGCCGGCGACGCCGGCGCACTGTCCATCTGGATCGACGCCTGTTCCGAGGCGTCGATCGTCACCCCGCCCTCATCGGCATAGAGAATTAATCGCGGCTGGAGCGCGATCACGTTGCCGCCGGCGGCTTGGCTGGTAATGAACTTCAGCCCCTTGTACGTCCCGCCATTGATCGAGAGCCCCGGAAACTCCGGCGAGCCGTCCAGGTTGTTCCGGAACGACAGCGCGAGCGCATTCGACGCCGACATGATGAACGTCACGCCATCGACGCCGATATTGTTTGTCACGAAGTGATTGATCAGCCCCAGGATGTCCGCGAGCGGATTCGTCGTCGCCGCGGCCGTGGGCGCCCCGTTCGTCACGCTGGCCGGATTGACGCCCGACACCGCCGCCACCGCGGGATCGATGAACTGAGAATCAAGGAATTGCGCGATCCCTTTCACCATGTCATCGCGGACCAGCGCCTCGGCTGAGGGACTCGAGAGCATCACCAATTCCTTGGTCAAGGTGATGATGCCCGCGGCTTTCGAGATCGTGAGCGCCGTCGTGCCAGTGCCCAGCTTCGTCACCGGCTTGGGTTTCGCTTCGCCCACCCAGCCGTATGTCCCGCCGGCCGTCTGGGACGGCACTTTGGTATTGAACGGGACCACCCGGAGGTTCTCGATCTTGCCCAGGATCGTCGCCGGCCGGAGCAGCTCGATGAACTCGCCGGACACGTTCTGGTTGACGAGGTTGCCGGCCCAGGTCGCATCCGCGACCGTGCCAGGCGCCATCGCCGCCTTGAGGTAGAGCGCCACCTCCGGCGTCGAATTGCCCCACCGTTCCTCGGCCTGCGCGATCGCGTCGCGACCGTGGCCTTTGCAGGCGAGCACCGCACAGGCGGCCCGCACAAACGCCGTACCGACCGGCACGTTCGACTTGACCGAGATCGACGGGTACGTGACCCGTGGCGCCACCAGCGCCGGCACCGGCACCGCGGCCGTAATGTTCAGCCGTTCGTGCTCACGCCACCGCACGAGATCGCCGTCAATGCCCTTGACCTGGACCGCGAGCCCGTCGTGCTCCGTCGATTCATCATCGTTGAGCGTCCGATCTTCCTTCGCCCCGATCGCCATGATGTCCATCATCCGCGCCGCGAGCGCCGCGCGTTTGTTCTCGAGATTCTGAATGTGCTCCGTGGATGTCAGATTCATAGCTGGCGCCCCCTTGGCGCGCTGGACAGAGAGCGATTTGACCGAGAGGATGGTCGCCCCGACATTCGCCGGAATCGTCACGAGCGACAGTTCGCAGATTTCAGATTTGGTAATCCGACGCGCGCCGGACTTCAGATACTCGACGCCGTCGGCGAGGATGCGATGGCCAATCGAGACGCCGGTGATCACGCCGGCCTTGATGCACGCCCAGGCGTCATCGACGCGCGCTTTGAGCGGACTCGGTTCCTCGAGCGCCGGCAGGATGGCCTCGAACAGGATCCCGTCCTTCGTCGCCGTGAGCGTCACCGAGCCGATCGGTTGTCGGGGATCGTGATGAAAGAGCAGCGGGACGGGATTGCGGAACGTGGCGCCAGCGGGATCGTAGAGATCGCCCTGGCGGTCGAGTTCCGGCGTCGAGGCGATCCCAGAAAAGCGCCGCGCGCCGGAATCGACCGCCTTTATTTCCAGCAGGGAGTACGCACGATCCACGGCAGGCAGTGAAGCACTGCCCACCACAGGTCAGCGAATTACGGCCACAGAAACGCTAAAAACTCCACAACTCGGCGAGTCTGGCGAGCCAGAGCAGCAATCCGATCACGATCACCACCCGGATCGCGATCCGGAAGGGGTGTGGCATCGGCACGTACTGCTCGATGAGATAGACGACGAGCCCGAGGATCACGAGCACGATCACGACCGAGATCAGCGTCGAAATCATCACGTCCCCCTTTGCGGTCTGACAGGGTAGGTCAGACCTTCGCCTTCTCGCGACAGGCACGCTCCACAGCTTTTCGTAACCACTCCGAGTGCGGGATCCTGGCTTGGTCGGCCTGTTTCAGCGTCAGATCGTACTGCTTGGCCGGCAGCCGGAAATGGACGCTGACCGACTCGTCATCGACGGCCAGGCGCGGCCGGCCTCGCGGTTTCACGTCACCACCAGCATCGAATAACTCGGCGGCGCCGGGACCACCGCCAGGCGCAGGTAGCCGCCCATCGCCAGCAGCAGCGCATCGATCGCGTCGATCTTCCGCGGACTCTCCGGCTGGACCTTCGTCGGCATCAGCGAGTCCTCGTATCGGCGGTTCACGACGCAGTTACTGGCCTGCCACGTCAGGCAGCTATTCCCGTCGTGGCGAAACAACCCCGCCAACACCCGCGCCTCAAGCTCACGCGCTGGAGGCGTAAACGTCTTTGGATTCTTCGGCTCCACCCGTGCGGGCAGCCCGCTGTTGAACAAACTGCCCGTGATTTGCGCGGACCCGTACTGGTCGAACGCGATGTCCCGCACGCTGAACATCTTGCACCAGGCGCGCAAGTCCGTTTCAATGCGCCCGTAATCGATCATGTTGCCGTCAGTGAGCGTCAGGAGACCCTCCCGCGCCCAGTGGCGGTACTCCGGGACCGTCCGGCTGCGCGCCTCGACGACGCGCGCCGGCAGATAACAGCGGACGAAGGCGACCAGCAGATCGTCCCGTTTAAAGACGAAGGCCACGGCCGCTAGGTCGTCCAGGGCCGCCAGGTCGCAGCCGACCCAACACGGCTGCCCGGTGAACTGCTCGAGCGTCAGCGACGGGTCCGCGCACTGCCGCCACGCCGGCATCGACAACCATGAGGACGACGACTGTAACCACCAGTTATTGATCTTCGTCTGGAACTCGCCCTGGAGCCCAGGCGCCTGCTGGGCATCCTGGCAGTACCGTTGGACGTACTCGCGCGTCGGCGTCACGCCGATCATCGGTAGCGCCTTCCGCCACACCGTCTCGTCGTCCCAGCGATCGCCCTCGTCGCATTCGTACAGCACACAGAACGTGTGATCGGACTCGACGATGCCGTCGAGAATCTGCATGGCGTGTTCGCGTAGAGCATAGCCGACGGACGTCAAGTCGAACCCAGCGGTCGTCGGACACCAGATCGTCCCGTCTCGCCGGCTGCCCATCGCCGACACGAGGACATCACGCAGCGCGAAGTCTTGGGCGTGCGATTCGTCCAGGCTGATAAACGACGGATTGAGCCCGTCTTGGGTTTCACTCTTTGCATTGATGGGGCGCGCATTCGACCCGAGCGCCTCGAGCGTGATGCTGTTCGCGAACGGCTTCAGGCCCGCGTCGCGGAGCCAGCCCGCGCGCTTCACCATCGCGCTCATGATGTCGAACACGATCCGCGCCTGCTGCCCGGTACTGGCCGCCAGCACCACCTGGCTCCCGAGCTCCTGCTCACCGAGCAAGTGATACAGGGCGGCCGCGGCGACCAGCGTTGACTTTGCTGACTTGCGGCCACAGCAGAAGAACACAACCGACGTGAGGCGATGGCCGCCCGCGCGATCCCGAAAGCCGTAACAGTGCGCCAGGATGAAAATCTGCCAGGGCGCGAGGGTAATCGTGGATGTCGCCCACTGACCTTGCACATGCGGCAACTGTTCGATGAAGCGGCAGACCTTCGTGACTTCGTTGGCCGCGAAGACGAACGGGCAGGCTGGATCACGCGCGCGATCAAGGAACCGCTGAAAGCGCCGACAGGCGAGTACCGTCCACCGGCCCGCGACGATCGCCCCAGCGAGCACGTCAGCGACGTAGCGCGCGGCGATCGCGATGTAGTCGCGCCGGGGCGTCTTCGGCGGTCTAGGTGTCTTTTTCTTCGGAGTTGTTTTCTGCTGGCGGCGATGAAACGGCTGCTGCGTGCCGCGGAGTTGCTTGGTGGCCGACGGGACGTAGGGTCGCCCCCTCTTCGCCTGGGCGTGTCTAGTGGGTGCTCCCGCCTTCATGTTAGGGTGACTAATAGATCATCGCCATATAACTGCG